GATACTATTGCACCATTTACTTTTACGTTTCCATTGATCGTATAAAGTGCTGTAGTGAGATTTGCGGCAGTGCTTGCGTAAACATTGACTGTTGGTGCTGTTATATTTATAGTCCCAGTTCCTACTATATTTATAGTATTGTTCGTGATCCATATAAGTTGACCGCGCTGATCGTGCATTGCGCTGTCACCGGCTAATAAACCGATTGGTCTATAACGCTCATCAGCAGTTGATATTGATCTACCATTGCCATTTATACCGCCAAAGTTGACAATCGTATGCATCGCACCAGCAAGCGGAATAGAAGCGAAACCGTAGTTTTGATGAATACCAACGTTGGAGACAAGCCCATTACCTGCAATGCTTAAACGAGTTGTAGCTGTAAGCGTAGCAAGTGCCGGTTCAGCTTGTGATGCCTGCATAACCGAGTGTTGTGATTTAGATTCAAGTCGTTGAACCCGTGCCTTCAAATCATTTAGTTCATTAAGCTGTTTATTATTCATTATACGAACCCTGCGCTTGTATTAGCTGATGTTTGGGTTGACCTTTTACCATAAGTAGCTTCCCAAACATCTGTATCCATTGGTATTGAAACTGGTTCTACTGAGAATGCTTCTTTCGGCATCAGTGTAAGTCTTGTAGTAGTTCCGCCATTATAAGCTAACGTATATGTGCATTCAGTTACTAACCAAGTTACATTGTTAAGATGTTGAAGTGGAAACTTTAGATTGACCATTTGGTTAGGACGCCAAAGCTGCCCGGCATCGTCACGCCATCCGAATACTTCAACTTCCATACATTGTGCGTGGCCTTTATTTCTATTAGCAAGCCATTGAGCATATAACTGCTGTGGATTAAAGTTAAAGTCGCTATTTCGGTTATAGATGTCACCGCTTAGAGTTAGATCCTGAATCTTTCGGTATTTACGAACTCTATGACTGCCGTTTGTAGATAATCTATTTTCGAAAAAGTTATCTAATACAGCGCCAATCGACATATGATTTGTAGGAAGATTCGGTATGTCGGTATTTTCTATTGCACTTTGCGCAAATATTTCATATTCACTATATATGCCTGTTATATCATTTATAAACTCACTACTTAATACATTCATATGGGTGAGAAATGTTGTCGATGCCGGCTCAGTTCCCGGAAGCCCAAGCACTAAATCTCCATTTGCATTTTCGTATATGAGTGAACCTGTAAACTTAGCCAAATAGTCTATTTCAGTAAATGCTGCATCCCCCACATTTATATTCAAAGCACCCGGGAATATAGTGTTAGTAAGAGGGTTTGTGCTTATAACATTCACGTTGTAAACTGAAGACATCTTAGAAACCGCTTGTAAAATCGTCACGTTATAGAGTTCAGACATTAAAGTCCCTTGTTGGTTTTGATTAAAGAACTCCGCCGTGCTGTCTACTAAATCACACGATGCACCACGAACGTTGTAAGTGATCGAATGTTCCCCTTCTGATACTCGATCACTTGATACATCCATATAACCAGTTAAAACCTTTTCTGAGCCTAGTGACACTGTTATTGGTAGGCCAAGTGGAGCAAGTGGCTTATTTCCATTTTTATAAAGACCTTGGTTTGTTTCCCAAGTGACGCTTAATCTGCCGTATCTAGGAATACGTTCAATACCAGCTGTAATGGAAGCTTCGGTCCATCCGGTTAGGTCTTGTCCGTTTATTTTAACTAAAACTTTATCTTGAACTGGTTGATTAAACATTATTATAAAATACTCCAAGTGGCATAAACATAGGATCATCGACATCATTTAACATTGTAAGTTCCAAATCGCGTGATGCATCCTGATACAGCATGTAAGCCAAAACTACAGCCGGAACAGTGTCTGCGAGCGTGGTAGACAGGACTTTAGGACGTTGTGCGATCATTTGTTGTAAGTAGCCGCAAACCTGTTGTCGTAGCGCGTTGAGCGCGTTTACTGCGTCCGAAAGCCCTAAGTCCGAAATAAGTGGTTGTGTCGTGTCGAACAGGGATATGTATTGAAGCAGCAATCCTTGTGCTTCGTTTGCAGACTGTGGATTATAGTTTGTAATGGCTGTAGCAAGTACTGTAAGCACGATCATATAAAGCATCGGCGGATAAGCAGTGCCATCTACAGGAACAGCTTGCGTAAGTGAGAATAGCACAGGTATTACGTCGTAAGGTGCAAGCACTTGTAAATCATTTATATAAGTGATTAAAAGTGGTATAACATTTGACCAGTTAGCAGCAAGCAGGGTTTCACCGTCAGATTGTGTCTGGTATATGTTATTGTCATCTACAACTTCTAAAGCAGCTACCGCAGCATTCATAACTGCTGTAACCCCGGTTTGGTTTAGAACACTTGCACACGCGGACTGAATAGATTTTAAGTTGTCACCAGTAGGTATATTAGTATAACGTGATACTGTGTAGTTTTTAGGAACATAAATCGAAGCCCCGTCTTCTACGTGCCCAATACGGGCTGCGTTGTAAGCGAGAGTAGTGCCAAACGCTACGACATTAGATACGAATAAGCTTAAAGTGTTTGATGTAGTTGCCATTTTATATTAGTGAACTCCCCGCTGATACTAATGATCCCATTGCGCCGGTTACGGCTGATTCTGCGTCGGATACTGCGTCTGAAATAGCAGATGGCATAATACCGCCGAGTGCATCCTGTAGAGCACCCATTCCATTATCCACTTCTGTAAATTCAAGCTTAACACCTACTATCGGCATCATTTCGTAAGATGTAGTAAATGCCGGACTACCAGTAACGCAGACTGTGAGGATACCAATATTCGGTATTGTAAGTATGCCGTGTCCTGGTGATAGAATTAAGCCTTTAAGTATCATAACTTCAAGTTCGGAAAGCATACTGTTGCCAATAAATCCGTCAACTTTGATAGTTCTTGGCTTATTACCTAAGTTCTCTACTTTAGCTTTTTTCCAATACGCCCCGAAGTGTATAATATTGTTCGGAGTAACCGAGTCCTCTATCGACAAAGCAGTAATAGGGATGCCCCGGAAACTCAAAGGAATGAATGACAGCATGTTTTATTTATCCTTTCTAAACATTCTAGCCGACAAAGCTGGCAGCGGTTTTAACATTTACGGCGGCATTACCTTTTGTCGAAGTTGTAGTTTTCATACCGGGCGGATGGTTCTTAAAATCTACTACAATGTGTGTTTCTGTCTTAGAATCATTTGTAGCAACTTGATTCGGTGCAGTAAGTGGTGCAACCGGCTTTAGCGGTGCTACTTGATGGTTAGCAGATAAAACGTCTTTAGACTCACGTGCGTATCTGTCTCTTGTGGCGCTACCGCTTGCATATTGACTTGCGTAATCACCTCGTGCTTTGTAAATTGATTTAATAACTGCATCACTATCATTCATATCCACGCCGGATGCTTTGGCATTTTCCAATATAGTTTTATTACCTGCTTGTCCACTTTGAACACTTTGGCTGTAAAGTGCCTTACGTATGGCCGGATTGGATGTGTCAAAACCCATACCTTGTGCCATATCAAATACAGGTTGTGCATGTGTTCGGCCGATAAAAGCATTTTGCGCTTTCTCGAAAGCATCACCACTAGTAGCTACCACTTGCTTGTAAGCTGCGTTGAACTCGGGGGAACCAGGAGTTAAGCCTTTGAAACTAGCAGCAAACGCCTTGCCTTCAGGACTATTGACGAAAGCTTGCATAGTGCCCGTTTTACTAGCTAACTGATGTGTGCCATAACTAACGCCGCCTTTATCACCGACACCTGTTGAGATAGTACCGACACCTCGACCACCAGACTCGTATTTTGCGCTTATATCACCATCATCATCACTGAACTTGTATCCACCTCCGTGACCCGAACCAGAACCTGGTGTTGTGCTCGTATGTCCGGAAGATGCTATGCCACCTCGACCACCCTTTGATCCTTGGTTAGTGACTGCTGCTGTTGGCTGACCACCTGCTGTAGAACCTTGTAAGCCTTTAGAGCCTGATATTACTTCACCTGGATGAGCATCTTTCCAGGCTTGCGAGTCTTTAGCTGAATCATCAAGTAAGGCGTGAGCTGCTTTATTGAGAAGGGGTGGTAGTTCCGTAGCTACTAAGTAAGCTGCACCAAGCCAGCCAAGTGCGCCCATACCGCCAGTAAACTTTATACCTGATATATCTTTTAATACACCAAGTGTTTTAGCTGCGTAGAATCCTACTTGTATAAATGGTAGTAATATACTTGCAGCGAATCTTGCACCCATAAAGACAGCAAAAGCTTCCATACAAGTCTTCCAACCACCTAAGCTTTTAACTACGTTGTTGACATGAGGCCATAACTCTTTAACATCCGCTACTATATCGTGAATAGTAGTCTTTATATCTTGATCTATTAGAGCTTGGTTCTTTTTTATCCATTCATCCAAGTTTTTAACAGTGGGGTCCATAGCTTGTGCAAGTTCGTCTTTAAGCGAGTTTGCTACAGTTGTTATTGAAGGGGCTGCGGTTGTTAGTAATGATCTACCTAAGTGTTCGGCTTCTTGCGTAAGCCCGGCTATCGCATCCTTCTGATCCTTCATTGTATCGATAGTCTTCTGATCGGAGTTCAATGTATGCTGAACTTGCTTCCATCTATCATCAAACTTATCAACTCCATCGTTGAGAATAGGTTGTAAGTCTTGCATTTTAAGCATCTCAATGACGTGTTGCTTCATTGGGCCATCAGGAAGCTTGTTTAGTAGTGGAATAAGCTTCTTAAAACCTTCTACTGGATCTTTCATCGCAGCACCGATGTCTTCAGTAGACATACCGATATCATTTAATATCTGTCTAGCTTGTCCGCCATTTACATAAGCATCTCTAAAACCAGCACTCATACCACGTAAGCTAGATGCTGCAGTTTCAGCCGAAACGCCGGAGCGTTCAGCTACTTGCTAAAAGCTTCAAGCTTTTGTGGTGCTATACCAATAGCACGTGAGTTAGTATCAATAGCTCGCGTAAAGTTACTAAACTGATTAGTCGCAGCTATAATGCCACCAATAGATGCTACAGTTCCTATGCCTGCGAGACCGGCCGCAAGCTTTGTGACATTGCTTACTGCCCCAAGAACGCCTGTAGTAAGTTCCTTAGTAGCTTTAGATAAGTTATTAAAACTTGTGCTCTTACCAACCTTAGTCATAACATCATGGAATGATTTAGACTGGGCGTTTAAGTCTTTTGCACCTTTGCCGCTGTTCTTCAGGTTCGAGTCTAGTTTTTTAACTACTGAACTTGCACCATCGACGGCTTTAATAGATATGGAATAACCTTGAACAGCCATTACAGTCCTTTACTCATATATGACATTGCGACCACCTGCACGTTGAGCGTCTGCTTTTTGCTGCGCCATCATAGATAAAACTAAACGTCTATTACGCTCGGCTTGTGTTTCGTTTTGATTATCGTCAGGTGGAGGATTAGTGTTTTTATTATTTATAACCGTATTGTCCATAGCCTTGTTTCGTGCTACTGCCCATTCGTAGTCTTCTAATATGTCCGAAAAGCGCATCTTAAATACTTCACTTCTGGGTTGATGGTAATAGATCATGCACTCTCTTGCCATATCCTTAAACTTAGGAACTAGATAAGTTATACGGAGAGGCTCTTCAATAAAAAATCAGTAAATGAGTCCAAATACAACTTAGCTCTAATAGCGTCTGATTGCTTCATTTCTCCGATAATGTCTTCTGGAACTTTAGTGATAAGTGAGATTAAACGCTTTAGTGCTGCGTTTGCGCTTGCTTCTGTATAGCTTGTTTTAGATTCATCTGTGTAGACATATAACTTCCTAGCTTCGTCGCCTTGGTCTAAGCTTGGTTCCTCTAGTGTTAGAGATACTGTGCCATTAGAAAGCGGCTTAACCAACTTCAACTTCCATTCAGGGGCAATAGTGCCATCTACAAGTTGCCAATCGAACTTCTTAGCTTTTTTATCAGTCGCGGGTGTAGTCATAGTTGTTTCCTTTAGTATTTTGTGGGGTTTTATTTTTTGATTGGGGCTAGTGGATGGGGTTTAATCCCCATCCACTAGCGTTATTTATAACTCTTAGTTAGCTGAAAAAGTAACTACGTTTCCGAAAAATTCGAGTTCTAATTTGCCATCTGATAGATTATATGAACAGTTACCAGTTGAAGCAAAGTTATTTGCGTTCAATGTAACTGCACCGTCAGCTTTAACGACGATGTTTTGGTTCACCATTGCGTTGAAAGTTGTAGGATCAACGGTCTTTGGTACATAAACACTTGCCGAAAGCTTGTTGGGGATTGGCTTTTCGGTGTAGTAGACTACGCCGTCCATACCCATCACTGGGGTTCTTTCCTTAGTAGCAAGTTCGAACTTAACGTTATCTTCTGCTAAAGAGAGAGTTTGACCCCCGACTTGGAAAAGTGTTATACCTGTTAAAAATATTGGGCCTGCCATAAACTACTCCTTATGAAAAGTTATTGATGATTTGGATGCGACGTAGTTCACCAGCAGTTTGGCATGGTAGAACAAGTGTAACTACACCCGTTTGAATGTTAGCGGAAACAGATGAGTTTTGCTGAAACTGACTAAAGTTCTGAGCAATATTGTCGAAACAATAACCTAAATATCTGCCCCATACGTGAGCTAGAATAAGTGAAGGAGTTGTTACGTTTGTGCCGGGTGTTACAGGGTTTCCATCAGCTACTAGAATATATCCAGTATCGATAAAAGTAGTCTGTAAGTCAGTTCTTAAATCAGTGTCGATGTAAGCAAGCTTGTAATCCATTTCCAAGTTTAACCAGTTAGTGTTAGTTTGGATATTCTGGATTGCGCGAGTAAGCCATACCGAACCATCTTGTTTTACTTTGATTGTAGAAATACCGCTGTAAAGTAAAGTGTTTTCTGTATTGCGGGTTAAGCGGTTTAGAATGCTTGGGCCATCTACACCATAAAGCTGTCCTACAATCGGAGCAGCCGGATTTGAACGAACGACTGAGCCAGCTAAACCGGCATAAGCAGCAGCCCATTGATAAACTGGAGTTTGTGAATCCATAATACCAATAGTAGTGATGTGTTCTGCGTTGACAGTTAAGCCATAAGCAGCAACCGCAGCCGCTGTTCCAAATAAGCTTTGTGTTCCACGTGTAGCGTTGAAACTGTCACCATACTTTTGAACGGTTGGGGACCAACGGCCAGTAGCATCATTAAAAGTAGTATTAGTTTGTGTATAAGCTGTAGATAAGTTGTATGGGTTTACGAAGAATGAACCGTCAACGTTAGCGATGTTAGCTAAAGCAGTTGTTATGTCTGGTTCACCAGTTCCGGCTGTAAGAGCACCGATCGTAATAGCCAATCCAGATGGGGTAAATTCACCATTTGCAGTTCCATTTTTGTTTAATGAAACTTGTAAGTCACCTGCTGTGATACCCTTATGAAGACTTATAATAGTAACTACACCACCAACTGCCGCAGCACTTACCGGAATCATTGTAGTTAAGTTAATGCTTGCAACTAAGTTAGATGCAACCATTGTTGATGTATCACCACTAACGGTCAAAGCCTGAACAGGGGTGTTGTTTATGTAAAGGTTTACCGTTCCGGCGGAAGCAGTTGTTCCAGTGATTGTAATAGCTACAGAGGATTGTGTGCCTGCTGCGTTGTCAGCAATCGGAACCAACCAAACGGGACCAACAGGATCGTTTAAGCGGTAAGTAGCATACTCGTTTGAAAGCATGGAGTTTGGGGTGGTAACAGTGTAAACATCTGATGTTTGAAACACTTGAACCGGGTAGTTAGCTACAGTCGTGCAGCCCGAAAAAGTTAGGAACTGACCGAAAATGTATGTGGGTTGAGCGCCAACTGATCCACCACCGTTTGCTGGGACGTTAGCAATGTTTATCCCAGGAGAGCGATAGTTAGATGGCAAGTTAGGTATATTCGGCATAAATTAGCCTCCAATCAAAAAATAAAAAATAAAAGACCACAAGTTATTTATACTTAGGGTTTTTAGAGGTTCGGATCATAAATGTTCGTAACTCTAGTTGTAGTAACATCAATCTCAACAAGAGATGTAACTGGATATTGCCAACCATCTTCTTCTTGAATAATGTAGTCCCAAGCAAAGGTAAAAATATGTCCTAAATAACCTTGATCATTTTCGTAAGGCATATCTTCTACTGCATAAATCGGCGTAGCAGAACGCATTAGGGGTAGATTAGTATCAGGATACCAGTTAAGGATCGAAGACCATAAAGCTGCTCGTATTTGCGGTATAGTCGCAGTAGGAGTAGCCACGTTGGTTGATATAACGTTGCCCTGCGCCGGTTCAGTGCTTACTAAAAATACTGCAATGCGGAAATATTGAGTGACCTTTTGTCTAAAATTACCTCTACTCACGCTATCTTTTTCAAACTTGCACCCGGCATCAACTAAAAACGCAGCAGGTAACTGAGCATTCTTCTTTAACATAATATTATCAACTGAACCGGCCGTGCTTACGTAAGCTATAGTCGGTCTAGCTACATTATAAATGTTCTTTACTATGTTGTCGTAAAGTGGTTGTAATGGATCAATCATCTTTTAACCTTATTTCTTGATACTTTTAACTTTAGTCCTTGTTCGAGTGCTTTAACCATTGTAGGTCCTACTTCTTTAGCTGCATCAATAAGTGAGTTGCGTATAAAAGGTCTAGGGAGTAAAACTCGTTTAGTAACTGGTTTTACCTTACCATTTACTTTTTTGTTTCTGCCTCTACCTCGGCCTTTACCACCACCGCCGACTGCACCTACTTCAAGAAACTTTGAATAAAATGCTTCGTCTTTCGTAGTTAGTGTAACTACTGAACCTTTTGCTTTAACCACTATGTCTTTACGCAGTGTTCCGGTTCGCTTTCTTGGTGGAGCACCTGGACTTGATGCATTACCGGCTTTCGTTCGCTTGCAAGCTGCGTAAGCTGCACCTGTTGGTGGGCTGTTATCCATTGCGTTCTGCGCTTTGAACTTACCCACTCGACCGATAGTAGCCATAACGTTGCGGACTACGCCTTTATTAAAATCTAAATTTATACTGGAAGGAACCTCTATTTCTAACATTATTGACTCTTTGTCTCTTCCCATAAATCAAGCACAATATATTTACGATTACCTTCCCAAGGTGCTACACGTCTCACTGCAAATACTTCTGTTTGAACTGTGTTATCATTCATATAAGATAGTCTAATAATATGATAAGTCTGATCTACGTTTGGTATGAAGTCAATAAATGCTCTGTGCGATACATCTATGTTAGTTCCTGTAGCCATATTCTCGTAATACATTTGTCCGCCTACAGGGGATATAGCTGCACCGATCTCACGAATGTTAGTTTGTATTCTTGTAGGTGCTAATGTCACTGGATCTTGACCATCTACATACTGAAATAGCTGAACAGTAAGCATATTTGCGCGTTTTATCGGATTAGGATTATCGGCTCTCTTTTTAGTCATACATATAACCAGTTGAATAAGTTTTATACGCGCTCAGTGCGGATTGGGCACCGGAATCTAAAATAGCATCACCAGAGTTTTCATCGCCTCTGTGATCGCGACGGTATGTGGCAGCAAGCATAATTGCGCCTACTACATCGTCATCTAAATCGTCAGTAGTATCTGCTAAACCGGCGGTTATATTAAAAACTATGTGCTGCCAAGCATATACAGGAAAAAATAAAAATAATATTCTTGCAGGCTTTACAGTATTATCGAAAATGTATTGGGTAGGGTCAAGAACAACCGGAGTTCCATCCCATCCAATAACTGTTACTGAATTTAGTGTTTGAACTAAAAATGGTAGGTTTATTAAATTTGGCATAGATGAAATAGGCCAAACCGCAGAGGATAACATAAAGTATCCATGTTTATTAGTGTTATATTCTACAGCCGTGTTGCTGATAACATATTCGCATTCGCGTTGTAGGATAGGTGTTCGGATATATTTTTCGATATCACGTGTAGCCCATCTCACATAAAATTCTAATAGATCCATAGCTGAAGGATCGGAAGCCATGCAGTGTTTGCGCATAATGTCCATGTCTATAGCAATATCATTTGACTTAGTTGTTATCAGTTGAGTTCGCATTGATGATCCTTAAAATGAGAAGTATTAAGGAGTGGGTTGCCCCACTCCTTAATCGTAGTATTAACCAGCAGTTGTAAATGATCCTGGAGCAACCTGTAAGCCAAGGCCAGTAGCTGCTTGAGCGTAGTATCTTTGAGCTTGTTGGCTGTTAAGAGCCCAACCATTAGTCTTTAATACGGAGCAAACAACATCGTGTTCGACCATAAGATCGAAGTAACCACGAGAACTAAACAATACTAAGTCGTTGTCCTTACAACTTACTACGTTGCCGTTATCGTTGAATACTGCACGGTCATCAGATTCTACCCAGTAGCGGTTGCAGTCAGCGACCTTAACGTGCTTAGGAGCAATGAACCAAATGTTTCCTTGTTTAGCAACACTGTTGTCATCAGTTCCAACGATCATAGTTTCGATGAACTCTACGCCATTGAAGGACTTTGTAGTGCTGATTTCAGGAAATGCTTGTAAGCCAGAAAGCGGAGCGCGGATCTGTCTTAAGAATGCAGTTTGGTTTCTGTTAGTGACCATGAATGCACCAGTTGTATCGGCACCTTGTGAGGATACAGCTAAGTGTAAGCGTTCTAAGTCGTTAGCAATGGTTTGAACAGTGAATAAGCTAGTTATAGCATCTACGGAAGAAGTCAACTGGTTTGTTGCATTAATGTTTCCGTAAATACCAAGAACCTGACCGATTGTGCCTGTTCCTGCTAGAACTTGTTCTTCCATAAAGCGTGCATCGCTGTATTGGAGTTGTGTAGTAACCTGTGCGGATACTTCCCAAGGAGAGAACTCAATTTGTTCGATAGTAGCATAAGTTTTACCACCGAATTTCTTCCAAGTGGAAGGAACTAAGTCCCAAGCGTTCTGTGTAACAGGTAGGTTTTGGTTTTCACCAACATAGGAACTTGTAGAACCTATTCTTTGACGTAGCCAAACTAAGTTACCATAAGGCATATTGACGCGTTCTAAGCGGCTTAAAAACTCATTCTTTTCTCTTAAAAGTTCGATAGGAGTTCTTTCGAAACCAAGCATACCAGTACCACTTGTAGAAGTAGTAGGTCCTACTGGACTTCCTTTTACGGCGTATTGACGTTGGCTAGTGATCATTTGGGCAGAAGCTTCGTCGCCGAAGTTCTTAGCCATATAATCGGCAGCAGCGCGATAGCTTCCGCCGTTCTTTTTTGCTACGTATTCAGCGAAGGCTAAACGTGTAGATTGTTCACCACCAACAGAAAAATCTCTGAAGTTAGTAAACTTGCTGTTGATGTTGAAATTCTTACTCATTACTTGTTTGGAGCCTCCTCTAAATGAAGCGTGTTTTTCGGTTGTTTCTTCTTTTTTGCCTTCTTCGTCGTCATCAACTGGTGTTTCGTCGGAGTCGGCACTATTTTCTTCTGATTCTTCAGTTGAAGAGTCATCAGCATCTTCCTGCTTACCAATAGCTTCGATAGCAGCAGCGATACCTTTTAACTTGGCGATAAGTGCATCATACTTACCTGCGTCTTCTTCAGTTGGTTCTACGTATTCTGTATCACCATCTTCATTTTTACGCATAAAAATACTTTGGCGGAAGGCTTCGGCTTCGGCCCTTGCGGACTTCTGTGCAGTAAGCATTTCCTCCTTTTCTTTTAATAAGACTTTACGAGTCATGTTATACATATTCCTTTCGAAAGGTTTTATAATAGATCAAAGGCTGAAAGCTTAAACTTCCACTCTGCAATCCAGTTAGGTTCTTTGTTATTTAGTAAAGTATTTATATCCGCACTCATAGCACGGTGCTTACCGATTGCTATTTGAACAGTATCAGCATTTGCCGGATCGGGGGTAACGCTAATCTCTTTAATAACTGCTTGATTTAGAAACATCACATCGGATGCTTCATCATACTCAGTTGAATTCTTCATGAATGAAAACCCTATCGAAAACCCTACTAAGTTCTTCTTCATTAATGTCCACGCAAGCTCTGCGTATTCACCTACAATGGGTGTATCAGCAGGTAGGAATGTAACTATGCCTTTTAGGCCGTCCGCTGTAAGTTCTAAGTCGGATGCTTCGCCAATAGGTAAAGTAGTGTCGTGATCCCAAAATATAGTAGGCTTTTTTACAAAGTTTGTTATGTCGATACCAGAAGGCACTACTACGTGACCATGTATATCAACAGACGCTTTACTGAACCATCCTAATACTTGTCTTGGTCCTAGTTCTTGTGCTTCTGCATCTTGATATAATCTAACAAGTGAGCCATCGGCTACCGATACAGACTTGCCTGCTTTAACAAATCCTTTAACTTGTTGTATAGTTAAACTCATTCTATTACGTCTCCGGGTGTAGCATCAAAGCTTTCTGGTTTTTCTTTATTCGGGTCTTGAACAATAGATGTAATGTCACCTTTTGGATCTTTAAGCTGTAAGTCTTTAGAGTTTGGATCGCCCATAATACCTGTATTAAATGGTATTCTACGTTGATCAGCACCATCAAAGTCGGCCGGAAAGTCGAACTGTTGTGCTAGGTAGCCCGGTGTAATAATGCCGTTGTTCATAAACTGTATACCAATATCGGCTCGGTCTTTTTCTTGTGGTGTCATTAAGTCTCTAAAGTCGAAACCAAAAAACATTGTTTCTTGTTCTTCTAAAGTGAGTAGAATATCGTCAAAAATGAAAGCAAGTTGTTTGCCTAGTGGCTTTAATGTCTTTAGTACATAGGAACGGAAGTCATCTTCAACGCTTGAATACTTTACATCAGATGGTAGATTGACTAAGCTTGCTGGGCAGCCTGCGCCTCGTGCAATAGCTAGTTCAAGTTCTCTAATGGTTTCTACAAGTTGCTGTTCAGCAGGGGTCATAGATAGTTTTTCTATTTTAGCACCGTTACCTACAACTGGAATCTTTCCTGTGTTGCGTAGTCCACCTTGAACATCACGCCATCTCTTCTGTGATTCTTCAGCTTGTTCATCAGATATACGGCCTGGAACAGACATAATAGCTTGGAACATAGCGCCGTTTCCTACTAGTCTCGAAAGCATTTCCATATAAGCTAGTGCTAAACCAATGGTTTCCGATAAGCATGTTGTAAGTGAAGTGCCATACATACCGTTGTTGATGCTCATATAGCGTAAAGTGATTATCTCTTCTGGTAATAGCTCTTTGATCTGTGAAGCAGGATCATTAGTGAGCCATTTTTGAATAGTGTTATCCTGACCGGCATATGCTCTAAGCTGGTTGGCATTTTGACGGCGTAGTGTTCTCTTGCCGATAAGCATCTTTGAATTAGTAATATAAGATAGATTACCATTACGTTGATCTTCTATAACCCGTGTTAGATCAGCGAAAAGAGGAATGACCTCGTCAGGAAGTAGTCCCTTAAAAATAACAGCGGCCGATCCGTCACCATGTGCAAGTGCGTTAAAAACTAAATGTTCTACAAGTTCGTGACCGGTTTGCCGAGCATTGGGGCGCCGTAGCACTTTTAATGAGTTGTGCTTAAAAATACGCTTAACTACGCCTGTTACTGGATCGCGTTCGTATAAGTTAAGTGGACTTGAAGCTATATCAGATGAGATTCTACGTAGGATAGCATGATAAGTAGGCTGTTCTAATGCCTTCTCAACTGTTACACGTATGCCAGCTTCAGTAGTCCTATAGCCGCGTAAAGAACTCCAACCTAAAAAGTTAGCATCAAAGCCTTGCGGCATTTCAAAAGGAATCAACCCGTTCTTTTGTGCCTCAATCGGGGCTTCAAACGAGGCTGAATTTCTTTTTGTAATGGTTAATGGTCGGCTCAAATCTATTGCCATAGTTTCTCCGTAATCGTTATTCTTATATTTATAATATTAATAAATGAACTTTACATCACCGTCGAACTCGTTATCCATTAGAAGAACCAACGCATCGAGCGCAGCAGCTAAACCGTCAATCTTCAAATGTGACTTGGGGTTTTCTTTAATAGGCTTAATGTTATTATGGTTGTCTTGCAGTGCGACGGCGTTACCACACATCCAAGACCAAAGTGTATTGTTATGTTCGATACGTTTGTCAGCTATAAGTCTTTGTAGTTCCTTAGTAGCCGGTGATAGATACTTAAATCCTTGACCTACCATTTGCATCGGTAAGCCCATGTTGGTTAGTTCGGTTACAAGCTGTGCTGCGTTGTAGTTGTCGTATCCTATAACTCTTATATCAAACAGTTTGTAATCTTCAAGTAGATCACGCTTTAATACATTATAATCAGTTACGTCACCGTGTGTTTCAATAAGCTGTCCGTCTTCGACCCACTTTTTATAGCCTTGAACAGATGAGTTACGGCTTGCATTTTTTGTGATGTAGGCTCGCATAAACAGCGAAATGTAAAGATCGGAACGTTCTAAACCGTCAGGATCAACTACTTTCTTGATTTCGGGGAACAATAGAACCAAAGCTGTTATGTCCGACACTGAACCTAAGTCGATGCCCATGTAACAACGCTTGTTCTTGAATTTTAATAGGTCCAATCCTTTGTTAAAGATTGGTGGAGCGTTAAGTTGTGTAGTGTCGAACAGACCAAAGCTATCACGGCACCACCTGTTGCAGTGCTTTGTAAGGAAGTTATTGCGTTTGGATGTTAAAGTAACTGCTTGTCGTGCTACTGATCGAATCATGTCCTTATCGATGGACACATGCCAGTTAGGATTACACTTTTCCCAAGTAGCTTCAGTGTAGCAATCATCAGCTTCGTAGTTTGTCTCTACTCCGCTTTCATCTATCTCTTTATAAGCTTCATCAGCAGCCCATATTATACCAAAATAACTGTCGTCTTCGAACTCATTTAGTAACACAGATACAATATACTT